NAAATATATTCATCTGCTCCTATAAAGCTTCTAAATGGTGCTTTTCGATATATTCCGGGAGAAAATATACTCATAGCCATCGTTCCTGCCTTATTTATCCTATTTGCTTCATAAAATGATTCTTGCATTAAGATACTATTTTTATTACCCACCATATCTATCGTTATTCCAAAATCTACACAATTCAAGTCATGGGTATGAACATAAGCTATCGCACCTATTGTTTCTGGAACAAATAATATCTTAACTGTGCGTTTACACCCTAACTCTCTTGCTAAATCAACAGCCACAGCTACCCCCGACAAATTATCATTAGCTTGAAAGGGGTGGTCTAAATGAACTATTATTAGCATTTCCCTACTATTTCCTGGAATTACACATTCTCCAATTTTTAATGTGCCATTAGTATATTTTGTATTTATAAACACCCTATAATTACCTTCCTTTAGTTCTTGATATTTTTCAAACGGCATACCAAATCCCCAATCTTTCTCATAATATTGAAAAGTGTAGGGAATAGCCTTTGGTTTTCCCAAAATAAAGTGTAAGCGTTTTTTAAATTTGTCTAAATTAATCGTTTTACAAATTGACCTAGAACCAACCATTAAACTTAATGGTTCTTTTTTATAATCTATAATTTTCTTTCCTTTATATTTTACCCAAGCATCTTTTACTTCCCACCTTTTAGGTATTTTCCAGGTTCCATATCTTGTTCCAGTCTTAAATTCCAATATTTCCATTTCTGGAAGTATATTTTGAATATACCCTAATGCCTTATCGAATCCACTTCCCACCAGGGTTCTATTTAATTTATAAAGATTTTTAATGAGGTTTAGCATTTTTAATAACGCTTATCATTTTTTGTAATGGGTTTTTAATATAAATTCCCCCATCGGTCATGGTTACATCTTTTCTTTCATCCTGTAACTCATTGGGGTTTTCTAGCTGTTGCTTGATTGTTTCTTCTAATAGGGTCAAATCTTTAATCTTCTTGACCGCTTTTGAATAATAGCGTTCAAGGTTAAGATATTTTGGGTTATAATTTAACATTCTTGGTTTGCCTATATCACAAGCTATTACTGGTATATCTAATGCCTGTGCTAACAGTTCAAATGTTATTTCGCTAATACTCACAACTATATCTGCCCAAGATAATACTTCAGCACACACATCTAGATGATTGGGTTGTTCTCTTTGGGAATAAACAGCATATTTACCATACTTTGACCTATCGTGCCTTTCTATTATTTTAGCTTTTAGGTTCCATTTATTCTTTTTACAAATCTTTTTAAGAACTTCCATTATTTCCGTATTCTCCTCTACATCATAATCCCAATGCTGTGGTGAAAATAAAATATTAACCCCCTTGTGTGGTGTTCTTCCTTTTAACTTTTGGAATATGGTTGTTCCAGTAATTTCAATCTTTTGAGAAGATATACCACCCCTCAAGAGCATATCTCTATCTAAATCACCCCAAACACAGATTTTATCTGCTAATAATGGATTACTAAGGGGCGGAACATAATCTTCCATTCCGTGTCTTCCATGTTGAATAACAATAAGGGGTTTCTTAAACCTCTTAGCGGTTCTAGCTATACATAGTTCCATTGACATTATATCTTGCCAAAGAACAACAACATCTGCCTCCCTAACAGTATTCACTAATTCAAAATGTGGTTTAAGGTCTGTTAAAACCCCATTATGGTCTCTTAATAAAATCTTCATAATTTTCGGAGTGCTTGATATTCGTTTAATGTTAATCTAACTTTATATTTACCCCCACTATCTATAAAGTTCTTATTTGACCAAGAAACAAATATTTTACCACCCTGCCCGTTGCTTTCTAAATTAAGGGTTGAAGATAATGATTCATAATATTGAAACTCAAAGTCGTATTTTTTTATCCAGAGGGGTAATTTCTCCTTTTTTAATAACCTATCTAATGCCCTACTAAGCATTACCCTTGTCTTTGGTGTATTTGCCCCAAGCACATTAGAGGGAAGAAGTATGGCATCAAACCCACCAAGCTCTTTCCTCTTAAATATTTGCTTAAGTGCCTCTAACCTATGAGAACCGTCAACAATAAGATATGGTTTCTCAAACTGATTATAAGTAAAAACCGTTAAATCATACCTTTCTGGGTAATCTTTCTTGGTATTATTTCCAGACCGAAACGCCACTATCTCTTTTTCTAAATATTTTCTATCTTTAATGAACTTTGGGTGCTTTATTCTATCATCTATTATTTTAAACTTTTTTAGGTTCTTTGGCGTTATTTTTATCCTAATTATTTCAAACTTCATCTCATTTTTGATAAAGCAAAGAATAATTCACCATTTTTCTCTTTATTTTCAATAATATTAAACTTTTCAAGTTCTGGAATCCTTGTTATTGCCAAAATTCTTGCCTCATTCCATTGGCTTTTGTGTCCCCAGTAATAAGCAGTAGGGTGTGTTTGGTGAGGACATCGATGGTGAGTTTCTCCCCTTACCCTCAAAACCCTATAAATCTCATGAAATAACTCTATTGATTCATCCTCTGTCAGGTGTTCTATAAAATGACAACTATAAACCTCATCAACAGAATTGTCCGGGAAGGGAAGTCCATCTCTTATATCCCAAATCATTTTTTGTCCAATATCTCTAATATCAATTCCAATATAATCATCAATTCTCTGTCCCCCACAACCAAGATTTAACTTAATTTTTCCTCCATAGGGTGGAAATTTTCTTTTCATATTTTGGGGTCGAAGGCATCTTCCCACCTTTCAACCACCTTAACTATATCTCTGTTTTCTTTTACCCATTTTGCCTGTTTTTCAGCTAATTGCTTCCTAAATCCTTCATCTACTATTAATTTCTCTAATTTATTATACCAGTCTTTAAAATTATTCTTAGCACAACATCCAACCTCTTTCTTATAGGGCAAAATATTAGATGATAGTGTTGCTGCTCCCACAACCGCATATTCATAAAACTTAATACAGCTTTTAGCGTGATTAAATTCATTATCCTTTAGGGGTATTACCCCTATATCTATATTGAGACTATTCAATAAACGAGGAAACATTACGGGAGGATAAAAGGGAACATGGAAAAAATTAACATCTTTCATCTCTCTATCCCAGTTAACCGCCTGTTCTAAAAATCGTTTTTTCTCTGGTTGTAAACCATATTCTAATATTCTTTCATACCCCCATATTTCAGCCTCTAGTGGTTGTCCACACATTCCCTGTAAAACAAAATCAAAATCATATTTCTTCTGTAATTCTGCTAATACCCCTGAAATAATTTGCAAATCTCCCCAATGAGAAGCCGCACCCGAATACCCTATCCTCAGTTTATCTTTAGACATCTTGGGTTTTGGACTTTTAAATATTCCATAATTAATAGCATTGGGACAAATAAATACATTTTTATTAAACTTCCTTAATTTTTTAGCAAGAACCTCGGTTGTTGTAGTAATGGCATGACATTCATCCATTAAGTGCTCATATTGCCTTCTTTTCTCGGTAGAAAGTGCTACAGAGGGATTATCGGGATTAACAGTCCATAAATCATCATCTGTATCATAAACACATTTTTTACCCAATCTTTTATATTTTCTCATTGTAACCAATGGGTCTATTGGGTAAGTCCTACAAAAAACTACCGTATCTGGAAAAGCCATCATCTTATCTGGTATTTGCCTACCAGAGTTTAGGGCAAGGAAATGAACGGTGTGTCCTCTGCTTTTAAGGGCTTTTGATGGTATGTGGTTCCTATAAAACCAACAACCATTATTAAAAGCATAGGGGGAGTCAAGAATATAAAGTATGTTCATAATTGTCTAAGAAATTTAATAAATTTTTTAGTTTCTTCTATTCTCCTTTGCATTTTAGCCAATTCTTCTCTCCTAAATTCTTGTCCACCCAAAACCGCTTCCGTGATATACACCTCCATTATTTCAAATATAGCTAAATCTCCATGTTTTTTTGCAAACAGTTTCCATTTGGCTATTTTATAAAAGAGCCATTTTATTATATTACCTATTTTTTCTTTGATTTTCATATCTGAATGAGATTCTGGGGTTCGGCTCTAGCAGAATCCCACCGAGCCGAACATCCAGATATTAATAAGGAAATTAATATTAATTCAATCCTGTTACAGGAATACCTAAGAATCTTTCACCATTCTTGGTAAATACCTTGTCTCCATAGACGGTATATGCCGAAACATAATGACCGTGCATGTCAGGAACTTTGGTAATTTGAATTGTTGGTGCTTTTTGTAACATCAGGTCAATACATTTACTCTTTCCGATATACTGACATTGGTAATTCGCGTCAATCTGTGCTGTCAAAATTGAGAAGTCTCCAGATGGTGATGTCCCAGTAGGAACATTATTGGAAACATAGATATGGAATCCCATAAAGTCTCCAGCATAACCATTCCTTAAGGTAGCATCAGCCACATTATATCCAACAGAAGTTGCTTTATATTCAATCAATTGTGCAAATTCTGGTGATACAATTGCAATCCAGTCTCCAGCCTCAGCAACATTTGCTACTCTTAGTTTCTTTCTTGCATTTGAGAATATCTCAATAATATTAGCGGTGGTGGCAGAGATGGCGTGTCCATCTGTTCCACCAGCAACTACATCATCAGCCTCACAATCAGTTCCATCTTTAATTCTTAACAATGCATGAGTGTCAATAGCGTCCCTTAACTGATAAGCAATTTCTGTCTGTAGTGCAGTTCTTTGATTAATGTTATCTTGTAAGTCTTGAATCTCATCAACATAGATTGCAACTGTTTTATAAGCAGAAACAACCAATGCGTCTGTTACCCAGTCCTGTGCGTCAGCCGTGAAAGCTGTTCCAGGAACATAGGTTTGAGCCGTTAAACTTGCAAAATATTGCTTATTGATGGTATCACCATACTTAATTTCATTGCTCAATTCTGTGTTACAAACCTCCATTGCTACTAATGTTTTGTATAAAGGAACTTGTATTACTTCACTCCAAATCTCAGGTGTTATCGCAGAGACATCCTGTGTTACGGTTCTTGAACCTCCAGCTTGTGCCATTTTATATTAACCTCACCTTCTTCTTACAGGGGTTTAGCCTTAGGAAACTCTTTTACAAAGCCCCTCTCTGAAAAAAACTTATTTTTTTCTTCTAGGGTCATCTCTTTTAAAGTCTTTCCCTTAGTAACATCCTGTTTTCCTGAAGGTGGGGGTGTTTTATCTTTCTTGACCTTTTCCCTCATTGCGGTAATTGTGAGTTGTGTCATCTCATCTTTACTTGCCTCAATAATCTGGGCAGGAGTTGGCTCTAAGGTATTGAATTTGCCTTTTGCTCGTTCAATAACATATTCCGTTTCCTGCTCATTATAATTAGCAAGAGATTTGCCCAATTTTACAACTTCAAGGGGATTAAGATTTTTAACCTCAATATTTCCCTTCAGTTTTTCCTCAAGAGCAGCTCTATCTGCTTCCGCCTTTTCGGCTTTAGTTCTAAAATGCTCTTTTTGGGCGAGGGCTGATTTCAACTCTTTTGATTTTTCCTCTGCGGTTTTCTCCGCCTGCTCAAATGCTTTCAAAAAAGAAAGACGAGCAGTTTGGGTTTCATCTAAGCCACCCTCAGCTTCAAGGTTTTGGAGTTCCTTAAACTCTTTTTGGATTTTTTCTTCCATAATTTTTGATTTTTAGGAGTTTTCTCTCCGATTAATTTTTTTTAGCGAGTTTTTTCTCGACCTTTATTTATACTGATTTGTTCTTTGTTTAATTTTTTCTTCTTTTTTTAGAAACTTAAATAATTTTTTAATAAACCTAACAGCGTATTGCTTTCCCAATACTTCGTCTAGGGTTTTAATATCGTTTATATCTGTTAAAATAGCCAAATTCTCCTCTAACCAATCCTTTAGAGCTACCCCATACCTTCGATGTTCTCCTAAGCTCCTTAAATCCTTATTTCGGATTTCTTTATCCATAGATTATATTCTTCGTTCTGCTGTTCCTAAACCAGCACCTATTGGAGTTGCTGGTCGAGAAACTCCGCCCCCAGCCCCCCTAGGTAGAGGCATTCGTTGAATTAATCGTTCCATTCCCCTAGCCTCTACTTCTGGCTCTAAATCAAGTGGATTAACCCCACTATTCTCAAGGGCTTTGTAGAAAATCTTTTTCTTTCTTGGGTCAGTCAATAATGTTGGGTCGGCTGTAATTGCTTGTAAGGCTGCAAAATATACCTGAGTCATTGCCATTGTATCTTTTTGTTCACCAGTAATAATAATATCTATTTTGTATTTAATATCCTTATAAGCATCTTTAACAATACTAACTAATTTTTCGGTTCCCTGCTTAACCCTTTCTTCAATAGCCGCCTTCATAACTTCATATTGTTCTTTACTAGGAATTTTCTTTTTAGTAGCAACAAATCTAATCAATCCCTTTTTGGCTTTATCAATAATAAGCAAGTCATTATATTTATCTAAATCTTCGCCCACCAATCTTAAATAATGTTCTTTTGAGTTTTCTTTTAGGAATTTTGGAATTATCACCTTATAGAGAAATTCTTTAATCTCTAGGGCAACATTCTCCCTAACTTGGTCAAAATGAGAACCCGTCATTGCCGCTGCCAATCTTGCTGAACCCAATGGTGTTCCCGCTGGTAATCTTTCTCCCCGAATAACATCATAAGAAAATGTTAATTCATCTCTATTCTTAAGCCATTTGTCAGTTTCTTGGTTATACATAGCTAAGTTTCTATCTGCCATATCAACTTGAGTTATTTCTGACTCCACATTCAAAATCTCTCCATTAAGCATGTCGGTAAATAAGTTTCTATTAACTCCCTCGTCCCTTGTCTGCCAAATTCTCAAGGCAGTCCATAAACTAGATTTAGCTTGTAAATTAGCAATTTCGTTCTCTCTAATCTGAGCATCAACCAATATTTCAACAATTCCAACACCCAACCATCTTCCAGGAATTTTCTCTAAATGAAATTCCCAATAGGGGTGAGTATCAACCTCAACCTCACTTAGGGTAACTCCACTATAGGGAACAGTATCACCGGTTTTACTATCTTTTCTATCTACCCCAACATCAGCCATTATTAATCTTTTGTAACTATAGGTTTTATTTCCTTTCTCATCGGTTGTTCCAACCTCTCCATATCTTTCATAAACTGTAATATAGGGCTTATCCATAAAACGATACCTCTCAATAGCATCTTCTATATTATCCCAACCCATTTCTTTCCCAACCCTCCTAAACTCCATTGGGGTATAATAATGAGTTTCGATAATAATATCTGACCCACTTAGGGTATCAGCATCCTGGGTTACAATAAAATTCCTCAAATCAACAAAATATGGTTTTCCATTTACAACCTTAAGAACAACTGAACCAAAGATGGGTAATTCGGCAAATATTCTATTTAGGGTCTTTCCAAAATTCTGGTCTTTCATCCAAAACTTCAAATCTCTTTCAAAAAACCAAGTTCTTAATGGTTCTCCACCAGCTGCGGTTTGGATTTTTATATGTTTTGTATCAAAATCAATTGCTTTCGTAGTTACCTTACAGGGATTCCTGACAATATTGAAGAAGTATTTTCGCATTCCCTCATCATCTATATCGCCAGTTTCAAATTTAGAATTGTAATAAAGATAAATTTGTTCAATTGTTGCTCTCTGGTTAAAATAAAAACCTTCCACAATCTGAATATTTTGGCTTTTAAAGTCCTCTATTTCTTTTCTAATTTCGTTTATAATCATCTTTTTTTCTTTTTTCTCGCAAATTTACCCTTTCCCACCTGACCCTTCTTAATCGAACCACTCTCTAAACCACGCAAAAGCTTTAAAGCCCTTTTAGCCTTAGCAATACTTCCACAGGTTTGTTTCTTTCTCCACCTACCAGTAGCTTTAGAGTAAATTGTTTTGCCAATTCTCTTATATGGCATTTTATTAAACTAATTTAAGTATTTCTTCGACTATTGCTTCCAACCTTCCTGGGTGCATATCTCCCCTAGGCATTTTTTCATAAGCATTGGGAATCTTTGACTTTAAAAGATTGACAATTTTCTCTTTCTTCGATGTTGATATTTTTTTCTTTTTTGGCATAATTTTATCTATATTGAAATCTTCTTTTCCTGGGCGAAATCGACTGTCTCGCCCTAATATTTAATTTTTGAGTTTTTCCTTTTAATCCCCAGACAGCAAGAGCCAGAGACATAACACAATCATCGTGATAACCCTCTGGGGCACCATATCTTAAACTACCGGTTGAACTCATTTGGTAGGTAAATCCCTCTAATTCATCAACTAAAATCTCAATGGGGGGAATGTGAATATTTTTATCTGCAATAAATAAACTAAGCCTTTCTATTAATCTCTCTTTTGAACCCCTTTTCTTCCAGTCTGGCGAGATAGAACCAACAGCCTTAAAATCTTGTATTTTTAATCCCTCTGCCCTTAAGTCATCTCCCACAGAAGCACCAATATTAAGAGAATCAATAATAATTCTTGCTCCATATTTCCTACTTGCATTAATTACCCTTTCCTTCTGGAGGGTATAAGGAATTTTGTGAAATCTATCCCAACAAACTACATTATGATTAAATTTATCTACTATTGTAATTACAGAAAAATCTTTAAATTTTGCCAAATCCAGACCCATAATATAGCGGTGTCCCGCTATTGGCTCTCCCAAACAACCAGGAGTAATAATATCTTTAATTCCACGAAAGACGGATGAGGCACTCTCTTTAGGAATAGCCATATATTCCTGTTCCCATACATCCTTTGGTAGAACTTTTTTGAGTCGTTCCAACCTTTTCTTAGAAAGATAAGGATTAACCTCAGAGGGAAAAGTAAATCCTCCCCCCTCCTCTTTTGCCCGAAGCCACTCATCGTGAAACCAATTTTTCCCCCTAAATGTTGAAATTAAGAAGGTTCTGCTTTTTTCGCTTTTTGCCATTGTAGCAGCCAATTCCGTCTCCCAAATACTTCTTTTCCACCTAGCAACTTCATCTCCAATTAATAAGTCAAGCCTTTCTCCCAATAAAGAAGCGGGGTTATCGGCTGACCTACATTGAATCCAAGCATTTGCCGAAACCTTAACCTGGGGAAATGGTCTATCGGTTATCTTCGAAGCCCAATTACTATCAAGCCTTAAAAGCCAGACAACAATATAATTAAAAACTTTCTTTGCTAGGTCATAGGTCGGGGCAACTATCCATATTTTAATTTCATCTTTTTTGCCCTTTCTAACCTCATTAAGCCCCTGAAGGAATGTTCTAAGTCCCACATAGGCACAAATCATCGATTTTCCCCCTCCCCTCCCCGCGGCAATCACCATAAACGGTGCTTTACATTTTAAAATTTCAATTTGGGCTTTATGTCTTTTGGGTTTATGGGGACTCCACCTTATTTTCTCTTGGAGTTTCTTGTCTGAAATCATTATAAAATCTTATTTTCCTTAAAAACCTGATAAAGCCCCTGGGAAAGCCTTTTAATAACATCCTCCTCTAATTTACCCGAATTATAGACCCAATCAACACAATGGAGAACTTCATGAATCAAACTTTCTTCAACGCTAGAAACCACCCTTTTATTATCTAAACCATCTTTATCGGTGAGCCTAATCTCGTTTAAGTCATGGTCTGCCTGTCCCAATATATCAGTTCTCTCCTTGAACCTGTAGGGAAAAACTATTCTATAAACATGTCCACCAACTTTTATTTTCTTAGGTAGCTTCATGAATCATTTATCAATAGCCATTATTGGAATAATCTTTTTAACAGCCCCCTTAGGGATTTTATTCAAATCATTAAAGTTCCCTTCTTCATCTTTGGTTGAAGCTATAACAACATAGGTTCCATTATCTTCGATTAACCAACCAGCGGTATAACAAATGTCAGACTTCTCTTTAGCCCATTTTTTAGCCTCCCCAGCCGATTTCCAATCGTCCCCTGGGGTTGTATCTGACCATTTGACTAAAACTAACTTCTTCTTAATCATTTTTTGAAGATGTTTCTAAATAATCTTTTTTTTAATCTCTGTTTTCTCTTTTCCCTTTTTCTTTTACCCATTAAAGAGATAAAGATTAGTATCGGTTCCAGTTCCACAGGGATAAGTCCAACTATTTGGACAAGTATGAGGAACCTCCTTACCACACCTTTTACACCTAGCAATATACTCGTAATCATGGTAGCAACCACAATTACATTTCTTCTTTTTTAATAATTCAATTATCTCTTTTAATTTTTTTTCAAGTTCTTTATCCATTTTTTTGTCTTTTTTCATTTTTTTCTGTTTGGATAGTATATCTATACTATAACTAAATAATGAACTCGGATATACTCCCCCCCCTTATTATAATATAAACTATAATATAAGTCAAGTTATATTATATTATATTATAACTATATTATATTATATTATATTATACTAACTATGATTAAATATCTATTAAGTTGTGATTTATTGTGTTTGTATATGAGAATAGATAGGTTTTTAACTATAAACTATCTTTTATCTCTTATATGCTTTTTATTATATCTCTTTAACTATTCTTTT